CGGCTATTACATCCATTGCTTGGCGGCTTTCTCTGGCAAACATATCCGAGCTTCCGCCTTGTGCCCATCCTTCATAATCTTGGATAGCATGTTGTGTTTCATGTAATGCCGTTGACGTTGGATTCCACTGATTTTGCTGGCCTCCTAGCGCGTAAACATTTAGCTTATTATCGTGATAATCACCTTGAACACCATCACCAGTATTACGCTCCAATCTGACTATTACGTCATCAGTCAAGCTTGGGTATTTGCTTGGCAATTCGCCATGATCTAAAGCGTATTTAAGCCTAGACCCGCTATATCCTGTTGCTCCCCACTCTAGGCCATAATTTCTGGTTATGTCGTCTAAAATGCTTTTTTTGTTTGATAAAAGCTGAGTTATCCCCTTGTTTAATTCCTTTGGAAACAAATCTGATTGAACATTTTTAACATCTTTTAAGCTTTTTATTTGACTAGATAAGTCATTAGCCAGCCCCTTTTTTTCTATTATGGCCCGTTTAAAATCTTCGGGAAATCTTAGTTTTGCCGCGCTATCATCAATCTCACTAAACAAAGAATTATCAGGCATCCTGCCAATCAAATGCTCCTTCCAAACCTGCGATGGCTCCGCTCCACTGTCCAGCAATTGAGAAACCAAGGCTGCTTTTTCTTTATCCCATCCCGCCGACTTAGGCCCTACAAAAGTCCCCAAAGTCCCACCTGCCGACTTAGGCGCAAACGGCATTCCACCAGTCTGCATCAATCCCGCCAAATTCAACCCAGCTTCCGCCCGTTGTTCGCCAGAAGGCGCAATCCAAGGCGTAGGATTGTCGTATGGATCAGCAATACCCGCCGCCGTGTTGACGTTACTCTGAAACCATTGACCCGCTTTTTGCGCTGCCTTTGCTGGATTCATAACCGCAGACAAAATCTGGCTATCCTCCGGCCTGAAGTCTTGCTGTTTGAGTGCGGCGATAAGCTGCTGAACGCTTGGCATTATTAATTACCCGAATTTAAAGCCGTTACCAGCAAAGCCGCCGCCAATCGTACCCAGCGCACCAAGCCCGGCACCGACAGCGCCATTTTTTCCCGCTTGGTCTGCGTTGTAATTGGAAACCTGCCCCTGATAAGCCTGATTAATCAATCCGGCAATATCCGGCGCACTGCCTGTATTTAAAGTGGTCGCACCGCCATAGGTAGGCATATTCACATTGCCGCTGCCTTGCATCAATGCGCCCATTTCAGTTAAGCCCTGGTTACGCCTTGCCATATCCATTTGTTGAGCGCGTTGCATTTCTTGACCGCCTTGAGCAATCACCGCCAGCCTGGCATCATTAACGCGCTTGCTTTGGTCTTGCATCGCGTTGCCGTAAGCTTCGCCGCCATAAGTTAGGCCTTGATTTGCCAGTTGTGCTTGCAGTGCGTTTTGGTCGCGCTCTAAATACGGATTGAGCCTATCCATCAAGCCCTGCTCAACATGGCTGCGGGTCGCCATGTCGCCGCCGCTTGGGTCTGTGGAAAGCATCCCTTGCAACCGTCCGGCATAATCGGAAGCTTGCCCCGCGAGTTGGTTTTGTGTGCCTAGTTGGGTGTCATAAAGCTGTTGTTGTGGCTGGCTTAGCGTGGTGTTTTGCATCCACTGCGGATTTTCAGCCGTGCCGGAATTTTGCCAGGAAACAGTGCCAAACGGGTTATTTTGAGTATAGCGATTGGTTCCCGCGTCAAATGCAGTTTGCTTCCGGTTGTAGCCTATTTGACTATCAGCCGTTTTGTAGGGATCTGGTGGAGTTGGAGCCGAACCGCCGCCCATGTAAAACATAGGGCCGGTAATTAGATATTTTAGGTAATTTTGCCATTTAGCCACTTGCATTCCTCTTTTAGCATTCCAAAAATAAGCAAATTATGACCCTCGATAGGGCTTGCTTTTCTAAGAGCGCCTTCTTGAGTAAATCCGAGTTGTCGGCATAACTTTATAGAAGGGTAATTCTGTTCATCAATCATCGCCTGTATTCTTTTGCACCCTAAGCGATTAAACGGGTGGTCGAACAGGTAGCTCAGTAGCTCGCGGGTCAATGCCACTTTGCTTTCAAGTACAATGGAAACCGATATGCTTTTTATCGCTGGCCTGTAGTTGTCATAAACGACAACCCCGACCAATCGGCTTTCTTTGATTATACCAATGCTTAGCGGGTTATCAAATCCAATCCGCCCCGGCATACGATCTTGCGCCCATTGCGTAAGGTCGTCGCCGTGGACAATCATTAAATCAATCCACCGCGCTCAAACATAATTTCCCAACCGTGCCACTGGCAAAACTGATTATTTGCCGATATTTGCATTTTTAACGCCGCGCTATAGCCAATGCCATTAACGCTTAGCCAGTTTTGAAAGTTTGCGCCATCACTAGCCCAAACATCAACACCCCAAACCGCTGAACCCCAACGAGAAATGCTTTCGTCAGCAATAACCACCGTTCCGGTTATGGGCGCATCGTTAAAATCGGTATTTATCCCGATCAACGGGGAGATAGACCCAGAAGAGAAAAACAGCGGTCTAACCATCTTGAACGATTTGTGAGCGTCCATGCCACCAAAATATTGAAATGATGTTTTTACGCTTGCCGCTATTGGGTCGCCGCCGCTTTCGCTGGATTCAAAGTCGTTTGACTGCATTATGTCCAGCTTGTAGACCGTATCGCCAATGATGCCATAAATATTGTCACCCCAATACTCTAAGCAGGTTGTATTCCAGCCAGTGAACCGCGTCCATGCTCCCGTGACAGTGTTCATAACAAACTGATATGCCGCGGAGTCCTCGGTAGTTGGTACGTTTATCAACAACTTGTTATTCATTGGAGCCAGCAATATTTGCCAGCCAAAATTGGCGCTATACGCGCTGACTGCATTGGTTACGCTGTTGACGATCTTGTCATTAATAGTTATCCGCTTGGCTACCACATCAATATTCAACGCCGATTGCAGCGTGGTGAATCCGTCCGCAGTAATAGCGATCAAATCCGCGCTAAATTTGCACAAAAACCGACCTCCGCCACCAGGTGCAATTGGCCTGCCTATGCGGTAATTGCCGACCAGTCCAAACGCTGATGGAACATCGGGATTAGTGCCGCGATAAACTAAACACTCCCCCTGGTTAGTGATAGCAACAAAATAATCATCCGGCGTAACACCTGCTGATGATGCAATGCTGGCAGTGGCGATTAACTCACCACCAAGCTTTGCCACGCCGGAAAAATCCAACGCGGTAGCCTTCCCGCCGATTGCTTGTATGCCCAAATACCAACACTTAAGCGTTCCGGATTCAACAAAAAATAGCCTGTTTTTCCATGCGGAAACTTGAGTAAACAAACTAGCAGTTACGCCAGTAATAGCTGTTGCATACCCAGTGCCAGATTGTGTCCACGCCGCGCCGTTATAAAAAATAGGCAAATCCTGCCCGTTAACAGCTACCAAAAAATTACCCGCCGCGCCGCCAAAATTACAATAGCCCAGCTTGTCAGACGTTAGCGTTATCCCAGACACCACAGCAGCAACCGCTGCGCCCACGTCGTAAATCTCCGTACCAGCCACCGCAAATAACCCGCCGCCTGACCCGCCGTTATAGGCCAAAAGTGACCGACCAACGGAAGGCAAACCAGTCGATTGCACCGCCGAGCCGCCGCGAACATCGACCGACTTGGTTGACGGAAACCAATTGTCGAGAATCAACGCGTCATTAGGCGGCATATTGGCTATGCTGTCACGATCGTTTAAGCCTCCAGTTGGCGCGGTTATGGCTTGTACGCTTGATCTTGTGCCTCGGTTTCTTGGCTTTACGGCTGGCATGTTATACGTTCCACGACCCAATAGGAACAACAATTCCGGGCATCATATCAAACCGCGTTGTCCCCATATCAAGTATAGGCTTAGTTGCGTCACGGGCAATCAGGTCATTCACCCTTCGATCATACTTTTGATAGTCCTCCGCATAGTCGAAGCCCTTAGCCATCTTAAACCGCCAAATCAAACCAAGCCTGATAGCCTCGCAGTCAAGCAATGGAATGTCACGGTCATCAGTAAAGTCATTAATCGTTTCGCCCAAGTAGTTTGTGCCGATAGCTGTTGTGACATACTCCAAATAAATCGACTGCCCCGCCGCTGGAGCCGGATAAAACCGAATAAACCCGCCCATAATGGTATATTGAGACCATGGGCCAGCCTGATAAAACGCTTTGTTTTGCTGGTAGGTTTGTGACGTAAGAGGCCCAAAAATTGGGCGTTTGAGCGAGCGATTCCAGATGGTGTCATTAATGATGTAAGCCATGTTTGGAATAAGCGTATCAAGGGATCCTTGCGTCTCCGCGTGAGTCGTTACCCAGCTAGCCTCCTGCCGTAATACTTGCCACTGCGCGCGCCTTGTCAGTTCATTGACCTCTTCAATCAACAAGCCAATCATTTGAATAGTGGTTATGTCGCTATTGCCAAACGCATAAGTCGGTTTTTGTAAGCCGATTCGACCGCAAGCCGCTTGGATTATTGATAATGTTGTACAACCAGTTCGGACGGTTAGCGAAGAGGCGCTGGCTTCAATGGCGTTTAATGATATTGCCGGGACTGAGGCATAAGTCAAGGCATTAATTACTGCGCTTATTGTGCTTAACGATAAAAGCGGAATGGAGCTATAAACCTCCCCGCAATTAGGCAAATAAAGATCGCTTTCTGTTATAGATATAGAGGCAAATGAACTTAAGCTGCTATTGTCAAAAGTATCCGAAGAAAAGGTGGTCATATTTGCGGTGCTGGCAGAATAGCTAAGGCCTGTTCTGCTTATGTCTGTCGAAACCCCGTCTGTTATTTCTATGTCACCATAAATACCATTTTTAACGCAATCTACGGAGATTTGTAATATGTATATCGCATCATCACTACTTTTCAAAACTAAAGTAAGTAAGCTATCTACGCAAGAGCCACTGCATATATAGTCCCCGTTAAAGCCAAGAATATCTATTTGCTTTGTCCATTCGACAGTCAGTATGTTTCCTAATAGACTCTCTGTGTAACGCCTTAAATAAAAGACCCCATCTATATCAAGGGTCACATAAATACCCCGATCACTAGACGAGGCCAAATATCTCAAGGTATCTGGGCTGCTTAAAGTAACTACCGGAGTAGGTAGTGATTTTAAAATAAAAGACGTTTGGAAGCCCGGATTGCCAATAATATTTACAAAAGCGTTATTATCATAATTTGATTGATAAACCTGTAGTGATATAAAGTCCGAAGACTGTATGCTTAAATCTACTGACCCGCCCGCAGATAAAGCATCCTGCATAACAATTGCATGTACATGGGTTGTATTTGACCCATCTGTAAAGCACTTTACAACAGTAAAGTGCCTAACCGAATTGGAAGAAAAAGCCACTGGCTCATTTTTAAAGCCCAAATAGCTAAGATTTCTATAGTAATAATTTAGCGTCCCGCCTGTTCTATAAAAAGCCGTCCGCATTACTCCCGTAACATCTCTTTTTACACATCGCAATTGATTCCCTGATCCGTAAGTTTCCCCATAGTATCCGGTTTCGATTGCTGTAACTGCATTGGTTAAATCTATAGAAAGTAAATCAGGGTCTATAGCTGCCGAGTACATGCCTCCGGTAGATGAGGCAGAAACGTGCAAGCTATCTGTCCCCCTATCTAAATAATCGCCTATTGTTAATCCAGAAGGAACTTCTATAGCATTTACAAGCCCCCCATCGGAGCCTAAAGCAACA